ACATCTCCAGATATATCAGGCTTACTTACAGTTGTCACTCCTTCTGCTGTAATATTTGGAGCAGTTATATTTGTTGCTGGTATAGTAAAACTATTCACAAAAGCTGAAAGAGCAGCAGGACTAACATACGCTGTTGTAGAAACAGTTGGGGCTGTCACAACAGTATTACTTGTAGTGCTATAAGTCACACCTGTTATAGTAGGCGCATCAGGCGAAACAGATGTTATTAATGTAGATGGTTTTGTATAAGTTGGTTGATTACCTGTAATATCCGCTTTAGCAATAGTCCCAACACCTGGAGATGAAATACTAGGAGCATCTATTCCTCCAGGAGCAGATACTGAAATAGTTAAATTAGCTAAAGTACCTGCAAATGCAGCAAATGATTCTATAGCTGATAAAGCCGTAGTAGGTGCTGTATATATTGGAGCTGTAGAAAATGCCTCTACATCTACAAGTGAAATAGCACTATATGTAGCATTAGTATAAGATATTGCTGCATCTGTTAATAAAGAAGTAAAGCCACTAGTTATTGCATCTATAGTAGGGACGTCTGGAGCTACAGGAAGCGCATTAAATGTAGGAGATGTTGCTATGTTAAAATCTAACATTCTACGATGAAGCACTCTAATCGCTGCAAATAATGTTACGTAATAATAATATTCCGAAGGGAAAACATTTATAGACGATGTTCCTGAAGAGTAATTTGTCAAAACATATTCAGGGATATAATAATAATTAGCTGGGGCAGAAGGCGTAGGAGCTGGCCATACATATATTTGGTCATTGTCTATAATCCATATAGGAGTATTATCCGTCGGAGAATAAATCGAAGCTGCATCTTTATATTTATGGTTCAACTCCCTTTTGCCTTTAGTAGCGTAAACATCGTTCCTTAATACTGCTGCTATAGTCCGTATTTCATCTATATCAAAACCATTAGACGTTTGGTCTACTGACTTTGCTGTAAATTTCCATACTTCATCAGGACCATATTTCGCAATAGCTTTTTGCAATACATCATAACAGCCATCTCTCAGCCATTGCTGTATAGCATCATCATCAGAAGATGTAAGTGTGCCTGCCAAATCATCAATTTGGTCTTTAAAGTTACCTGTCCAAGCCATTATTTACCTTTTTTATTAGACTTTTTGTCAGTATTATTTTTACGTCTAGTATCCGGCTTTACCTGCCCTTGCCAGGGATTACCAGGACTAGTTGAATTTACCACTTTAGACATTACGGTTTCTTTGGAGCTTGTTTTTTAGGGTCAGCAGGTGACTGTCTTTTTTCATCTAAAGGATTAAGTGGTTGTTTTAGCTCAGGGCTTTTATTCCATGCTTTTGCACGCTTTCCTCTCATTCCAAATGTAGCTTTATCACTTCTGATACCACTACCAGACGTTGTTAAGCCTTTTCTATCTGTTTCTTGCATTGACATAATCTAACTCCTTATTTGTTTAATGTTCTTGATAAAGTAATATAGCTGTAGCATCAGAAGCGCTTAAAGCGTCTACTTCTAATGTAGCAAATGGACCAGAAATAGTATCACCCGCATAAACCCTCCAAGTATGTTCAGTCCCATCTTCTGTGAAACGGGCTTTTACAGTAGCATAATGAGCCGAATCATCAGATTGGCATTTAACCCAGAAAATTGTTGCATGATTCGTGGTATAGTCTGTAGCTCTCCATGTAAATGTAACATCTTCACCAGCCGATATAACACCACCACTATCCTCTGCGTTAGCAACAACCGTAATAACAGCATTATTATCCTCACCTATTACAGCTGTAGGAAGAACGGTTAAAGCGCTAGTGCTGGTTGAAGCTGTTAAAAGTGCTGTAAATTTAAATCCATTAGGCACAGTAACTGGAACTGTCCAAGCTTTAGTGATATCTGTAGGTGCAGCTACAACAATTTCTTTAACAGGCATTAATTCCCCATTTGTATTTACTGTATTAGTCATACCAAACACATAACCTTTATTATGAGTACCTAAACCATTAGTATCACACACAATCGCAAGATTATGACTTTGAACATCTATTGGATATTTCTTTTTACCTTCTGAATACATATCTAAATACCTGTAGAATAGCGATAAGCTATTAAGTTTGTACCAGCCGTACTGCCAGTATGAAATCTAAACCCATATATAGGTCCTGGAATAACATCTGCAATTAAAGCATCTACAATATAATAATCTACACCTGAAACCTGGTCTCCTGTAGCCTTGTCATAACTAGCTTTATTTAAATAAATATAAAGTACGGCATAATCTGTTTGTGAATCTCCCAATACTTTAATACTAGAAAATGGCCCACGATATTGTGTAGTAGCATGTTCATCAGTGCTTACCAACACAACAGGGTCAGGTGAATTATGTGTTTGGGGATATCCCGGTAAAGCCATTTTTTTCTCCTTGTTGTGAATCGGGGGCGAGATAACCCGCCCCGTCATCAGTTATTATTTACGATGGGTCAGCACCTATACCACCAATACTAAAGCCTAAATCAGACTTTTTGCCATCTATTAAGCATACTGATTCTATAGTGGTATTTCCACCATAGCTAGATGCTGTAATAGTAACAGCAGGTCTAATACCTTTAGCATCAGAAGGAAAGGGCAAATCCTCCATTGTATTATCACCAACAGCAACAGCTTCATATTCTAAATCTGTCCATGTTTTAGTTCCAATACTATTTGAAGAACTTGGGTCTAATCCTACACCGTCTACTGAAAGAGGTGTATCATCAAGAGTATATTGCCATTTACCAACAGCACCAGTCTCTTCGTTGATTTCACCCATGATTTTTGTACTTCCTGTAACGTTTATTTCATCGCCATAGTAAGTAGCATCACTATCAGCCACGGTAATATTATTAGTTACCTCTGTCCACCCACCTGATTTTGCATAAGATAAGGCCATGATAACCTCCTAACTAAACTTCAAGATAGCGTGTGTCTCAGGAAGTGAAATCTCAAGACCAGCCTCAGTAATGATTTGGTCTCTTCTTCCGTCTTCATCGTTAGCTTGAATGTTAGTTTCAATAAAGGTATCACGACTTATACCATTACCTGCAAGTGGTCTATAAGCAATATTAGCCATATCTACACAAACAGCATAATTTTCCCAAGGACCTCTTAATAAAGGCTCTTGAACAAAATGCAAGTTACCATAGATAGTATTAACTACTGTTACTTGATGTCCAAATGCACCTGGCACATTAGCAACATCCAATGAGTACTGTGAAGCACCTACTGAATTGTTTAAAAATGAGCCAGAACCTAATTTATTTAGGTAAGTAATCACTTTACGTGAAGCTAATACAAGTTTATTTCCTGAATTGCCACTTTCAGGTGCAAAGTAATCTTCCATTGCATCCAAGAAAGCATCATAACCAGATGAAGCATAACTCATATTATATACTTTACCAAAAGATTCAGCATAAGGCAAGATTCCATGTGTATAACGAATTGGACCAGTTGTAACACCTTGCTCATCAGCAGTACCACCAGCGGCACCACCATTAGCTGAACCTATACCAAACAAGAATGCTTGCTCTAAGTCCATTTTATGTTCCATTAACTTCTCAGTCCATACGCGTTTATACTCATCGGCAATACCGCGATATTTAGTAGCCATAGCTGTTCCTGAGAAAAGATTCATTGCAGTTTTAAAAATCTGACAATAACCTTCTCTGTCGTACAATGCATCTTCCCAACCTGTTGGAGCAGTAGAGCCTTCAGCAAAAGCGCTTCCAATTACCTGAGCATTAGCACCAGCGCTAAAAGTTACATCCGTTCCATCAGTTGGCCAATTATCGCCTACGAAATCTACACCTTGTGTATAAGTTCCATCCGCATCATCCCAAAACAAGATATTAGACTCGGTTGCATCTGTAGCATTATCAATAACTGAATCCCCTTTAATCTTAACACGACGCACAACGCCATCACTACAAGCAATAGCAATTACATCGCCACCTTTTAAGAATAAAGGTTGCTGTCCAGTTGCTGATATGTTGCCATATTTATCATAATAGCATTCTAATGCTAAAAAAGCATCAGCTCCGCCATCATTAACAGTTGGAGGAGTTCCAGCATCTAAAGCTACAGTATACGAATCTACTACTTTCATATTTCTACGTTGCCATTGATGTCTTTGCTCCATGAATTTAAATACAGGGTCATCAGTCGCTTTCTTTGCTACTTTAGAAAGATATACGAAAAAAGGTGACTGTTGAGGAGCTAACTCAGAAACACGTTCGCCAAAATTAAATATTCGACGATTATCATTAATTGATACGCCCTGAGGAGCAACACCCGCATTTGGTGAATAAAAATTCGCCATTTGTTTTCTCCTTTACAGTTTTAAGTCCAAGGATTCTTGGACTTATGATTATTGATTAAGTCATCCATAATCTTATCTGAATCACTCCTATTATCTTCTGGAGATTGTGCTGGCATTACACCCATAGGAGAAGGTATTTGCTGAGCATTCTTTGCTTGGCGAAATCCCTCACTAGGCCCTTTAGGTGCTTGCTGCGTACCTCCAGCCTGATTCATACGAAATAATTGGACAAGATTATCCATCGAGATAGACTCTGGGTTGGACATAGTCTTAATAAATTCATTAGTTTCTGCAGGGGTAAAACCATAATGCCCTTGTACATGCTCAGAAATAGACTGTATTTGTCGACTTTGTTCAATCTTATTCTGCCTTTGTCTTTCCTGTTCGTTGTAACGAGCATCTTGTTTATCTAGTTTGTCCTGCATTACAGCTAAATCATATTGATGTTTCAATTGATTATATTGAGTTATATCAGCATCCCATTGTTCTTTCTCATCAAGATAACGAGCACTTTCAGATTGAGGGTCATTCCACGCCTCTTCTCTTGAAAATCTCGCAGGTTTTTTAGGAGCTAGCGGAGGTTCCGGAAATTCTTCAACAGGTTCAGGCTGCGCAGTTTGAGAGTTAGCTGCTTCATTAGAAACTTTAACAGTTTCCAGTTCCTTCCGGAGCGCATCCAACTCATTCTCTCTCTTTGCTGCTTGAGATTGCCAGTATTGATAGCGACGTTCATCATTTTTCGCATCAAGTGGTGTTTCCTGTGTAGGTTTTTCCTGTACTTGAGGAGCCTGCTCTTCTTGAGGGGCTTCCTCTGTATTAGTTTCCGTTGGCTTAAAAAACGCATCTTCAACGGATAGATTACTTTCTGAGGAGCTCTCATCTACTTTTGCCCCAAATTTTGATAAAGTCTCAGTATTAAATGCTGATTCTGAATCATTGTGGTTAGCATGAGTGGTATCCTGTCTATTTTCTTCCATCGTTTATTTTTCCTTATTTTTGACTGCCCTTCTGTCCGTCAGAAGAGGTTGAGTCGGGTTTAGTTGCTATAGCGATATCACGCTTAAGCACGGACATCTCGTCGCCAAGACGCTTCTCAAAGATGGTAGCGGCAGCCTTCGCTTTATTGGAAGTGCCATCCAAATTTGATTTAAACTTCTCAACTTCGACTTTTTTACGCAGATTAACTGCTTCCCTGTCTCGAGTTTGTAGGTCACCTTTAAGTCCCTTGATTTGCTCTTGGGCACTTTCAAGTTGTTGTTGCAACTGAGCAATAATATCTGTTCGTTGCATAACACCTTCCATATCGAAAACTTCTGTTTTCTTAAGTACTTCCTGCCTGTCAATAATGCCTTTCTGGTACGCGTCCATGTAAAATTCAAGCTCAGCATAACGGTTAGAAGGCAATGTACTACCTGCTACGTATACCACATCATATTTGCCTACTGTTATATTATTGATTACTTGAACTTCATCGGTTTTATCATCAACCAATTGCTTATTGATAACATATTCACTAAGTGAATTGTTAGGTTGTACTACTCGAAATATTTTTCTTGTTGTATATAACTGCTGCATTAAAGGAATAGCTACTTGCGCAACACGAGTTAAACCAGCCTCTATATCAGCAAGTTTAGATTTAATCTTTCTTTGACCAAATTCATCTAAAGAAATAGTTGCTTTATATGTTTGAGGAGCTGCAGCGGTATTACCCATCATCATTTCATATAAACCTAATTGATGGTCTATATCTGATTTAGCTGTAGTTTCATTATGATATAGCTCATTTGGCAATGGGCTTGGTTGTACGGGCATTGGAGCTCCATCTGTAGGGTCAAATGCAATTGCAACACCTGGTTGAGACCATTTTTCCTCAAATTCCTTCATATCAACGCTACCTTCAGGTACTAATATTTTTACATTGGTCGATGTAGTAGCATGGGCAACTATTAAAGAGCGTGTTTTATTAATAAATTCTTGTATACCTTTAACCATGCGAACATCTGATGTCGGATAAGGAGTTCTAGTATGTATATTCATAAAAGGTATTATAGGATATTTTTCTACAGGTAGTATTCTTGAATATAAAAATGTATCTCCAATAACAACACACATTTTAATCCTAGGAACTGTTACTTCAACAACTTCAATAAAACCCATTTCAGCTAAGTCTGCAAAAGAAACTTGCTTTATATCTAATTCTGGCATAGGAGCATTTAAAATAGTATTAGGGTCCTGCCCAGCAGCAGTAGCTTCCATAGCCTCTTGAGCTCTTTGTTGCTGTATCTGTTGATGCATCTGTTGTTGTAAAGCTAAAACCTGAGCCTCGTCAGTTAAAACCTTTTCTCCATTCAATAACCAAGCAGGCTGTTGCATATACATTGAAAATTTCTCTTTATCTAATAAATCCTCTTTAGATGAAAAAGCTTCAAATACTCTATATCTTTGAACTGTAGTTTTATAATACCTCTCATATCCTCGAACATATTCCTGTTCTTGAACATTTTTAACATCTTCTGGGAATTGAGCTGCAAAATTATCCACAGAACGCCCTGTTTCTACTTCATCCCATCTCTGGTCACTGCTTGAATTACGAATAGACTTTTCATACATAGGATACATGTTTACAGCTTGTTCTTTAGTAAACATTCTCGATATAATTATATTTTCAGCATCATCAAAAAACCTGCTTCTAGCATTAGGGTCTACATATACATCCATAGGGTCAACATCATGTATACAAACCTCCCCTTTACCCATATCCTTCATAGGGTCTTGATATACATTTATGTAGCCGATACCCATAGTGTAGTAATCATCTACTACTTGCCTAACAACAGTAGCTCCATCAGATATATCATACATATATGCAAGTAATGAAGATAAAACGTTTGCAACCTTATTATCAGAATCCTCCCTAGGAGCAACTCTAAAAGAAGGTCTATTTGATGTTAACATTGATTTAGCAGCCTCAACTGCTGGATGAATTCTATTTATTACGATGGGAGCTTGACCACGAGCCTTTAAAACCTCTTCTTGCTCTTTAGTCCATTGTCTACCCAATCTAAATTCTTTATCTTCCTTAGCATTTTTAGCCCAAGTATCTCTATTGGTGGAGTATATTCTGAAAATATTGTGAGTTTCATCAACGAATTTGGACGAATTCTCTGTTTTTGGGCGGTCTGACATGTATATAATTTACGACTTATAAGGTCATCCAATCAAGGAATTTCTTTTTTAATCTGTTATTATCTGTATTTTCTATAAATTCTTTCTTCCTACAAGGCTTTGCTCCGTCTAAAGCTGTCCAAACTGCATCCATTACATCATCATGCTTCCCTTTAGGATATGACATAAACTCTTTTTGAGCCTCTAAGTCTTGGGGTCTAAAATAAAAGTTGCCTTTAGCGAACATTGGCACTAAAGAAAGTAATCTTTCGCTCTTACGCGTTCGTGGCTTGACACCTTTCTCAAGACCAGGGATATATAAGTCCTCATTACGCATTATTTCCCTTACTGCTGTCCTTAAAGCTTCTTGATAACCTACAGTTTCAATTTTAATCCTTCTAGGTCTATACTTTTTAAACATATCAATTATTTTTTGAGGTTGTTTCTCAGGAGAGATTCTATCTCTTATGATATCTATTAAGTAATGATTTCCTTGTGCATCTACGCCAATCATAATAACTACAAAAAAGTCTGCTCTCATCGACAAACTAGAAGCAGGGTCAACCCCTCCATACACCTCTACAGGTATAATCTTTTCCTCATCTCCTACTTTCCGAACCATACAGCCTTGCCCTTGTTTAATTTCATAATCATAATGATGTAACTTCATCCATTCTGGCTTGAAAGGGGCACTATCAGGAGATTGTGCAATATTCATATATTCCTGATAGAACCCATTAATGTTCCCAACAGAACGATATTCCTCTTCAATTTGAGAAATTCGTTCTTTTGGAAATCTTTCAGGCCAAATGGACTTTCCGTCCTCGCCTGTTATTGCATACCACAAAACATTCCAAGCGGAGCTATCTTTAACCCAATATAGAAAGCAATCTTCCGATATAACCGTACCTATCATTACTATTTTACCATCATCTGAGAGAGATGGTATTACGGCCTCTGTCATCCACCTACGATTTTTAACTCTAGCTTCTATGGTAAAAGCATTAAGTTCTGATTCAAAATCGTCTACTATAATCAGGTTAGGTCTTGTATCACCCTCGATAAAACCCCGCACACGTTGTCCTGTACCAACAGCGACAATTCTCGTACCATTACCTAGTACTATATCTGTGTTGGTCCAACGTTTTGCAGTGTTCGCTCCTAAATCTCCAAATAATTCCCTATACTTATCGGAATGATTAAGATGAAACTTGATTCTTGACAGGAAGTTGATTGATTGCGCTTGGGACTCAGAAATGATGACCATAAAGAGGTCTTCATCACTCCGCTTGAAGGCTGCTTTCCAGAGCGGATATATTAAACTTGTAGTTGTAGATTTAGCCGTACCTCTAGGTGCAGCTATTGCTGCACGTTTTACATCAGGACTAGCCAGGTTTTTATAGATATCATGGTGAAAAGGAGGTATTTCTTTTCTTAATGCGGTTGGAAAACATATTCTTCCAAAAAGAGCCATATTCTTGTAAAGTTTCTCGTAAACCCTCTTACGTTCATATTGCTCTTCATAGTCCATTTTAAAATATATTAAATGGAATTAACGCCCAGACTTTAGATGCCATTAACCCAAAGACACCTCCAAGGACAGTTGCGATTACATCTCCTTTACTAAAAAGACCATAATCATTATAATCATAAATTTCTTTACCAATAGCTACAATAGCTAACATTATCCAGCTATTTGTGATTGCCATCACACAAGCACCTCCTGCGAAGTGTAAAAACTTATCTGTTCCAAATTGTAGCATCATATCATTCAGTTTGCTCATTTTCATCCTTTTCTTCAATTGTTGTTCTAGTTGCGATTAAATGCTGTTCTTCTTCTCTTAACTCATCTATAAGACGTGAAGCAGAACTAGCCTCCAGTTTATCTACTGTTTTAACTATATCTTTATCTTTCATACCATGTAAATCTTGTAAATTCTCTACAGCGCGCATTAGATTAGAAACATCCTTCTTCTCTTTAGCCATATTAATAGTTTCTTTTAAAAGCTCAAAAGTATAATCCTCTGTTAATTCATGGTCCTGTAGTAGTTTTTGCCTTTCATCTCTAACCATTGTCTTGAAAACCTCCGATTTCATTGTTCTTTTCCATTTACGCCTCTCACTATCTGTTACTGCACCTAATGCCCACTCAATAGCTAAGTCATAATCAGGTTTCAATGCAAACATACTAGCAAGATTCTGCATTTTACTTTGACCTGATTGTACCTCTATGTAACTTTTCCCAGAAAATGTCGTATTTGTTTTCCTACCTTTGACATTAAGCTTCTTTGACGGATACTTAGGACTAAAAAACGTATACCCCCAAGGGAAACGAAGATAAATGTTATTAGCATTACGATTACCTGCATACTCACGACGACTAATAACTTTAGCAACGTAATTATCATCCGATAAGGCGTAATCACCAGTTTCAGCATCTTTCCAGTATTTATATTCAATATTATTGGTTTTAGCTTCATCAAGGCGATAAATGGTGTAAGTAGTAGGTTCTTCATCACCTTTATGCTTGATATTTATGGTATACATTAAAAATCAGGTTTTCTGCTCTCTTTTATTTTAGCTAATAAAAATGAAATAGGGTCTCGCCTTAAAGCTAGGTCTGTTTCTTCTATAGGGTTATGTGGAATACCGTGTTTATCTAAAGCTTTTTCAGCCATTAATCGTTCCTTGTTTGCTTTGTTTAAAGCCTTGTAGTCGTCTATTGATTTAGGATGTTTTCTAACAATACCCTCCACATCATCCATCATATTTCTATTATAAATACCCTTCATATAATCTTTAAAAGACATTCCTGTATTATGATGTCTCCAGTCTTTCCAATGTTTTAATTTAGATGAAATATCCTTCATAGCAGAACCTCCAGTAAAAAACTCCTTACCTAATCTACCGACAGGACCAAGTCCTGAAACCATATCTATAATATCTTCATCAGATATAATAGGTTCGTCTACAGGGCCTATACTACCTTCACGAGCTAAACGCTCACTATGAGTAGCTTCCATATTCTCACGAAGAATTTCATCTATGTTTTGAGTGGCCCTACCAGTTGATTCTGATTCAAAAAAACTCATCTATTATTACGCCATTCCAGGATAATGTCGCATTGATACGTTAAATGCCTTAATTCTCTCCTCTGCTTGCTCATCTGGGCCTGCCCAATGATATTTAGCCCACCATAATGGCAATGTTTTAAGCTTTAAGTCTTTAAATGAAGCTTTTGGATGATACCTAACATTACCTAAAAACATCATATCTTGCCCTGTTTTAGGTACTTCTGTAGCATCTACTCCATTTTTAGTAGATATTGCAGTCCAATCTGGTGCCATTATCTCATTAGCGCGAAACCAGCGTAATAATCTATTCATTGCTGTTTCACCACCTTCACTTGGACCTGTTTCAAATTGATATAAACCTCTACCAGGACCACCACCCCACTGTTTACACATAGGGTCTCTTCTTGATTCGTGATATGCTATCCTATCCATGACTATTTCAAGGAATTCTGCTGATTGACTATATCTATCAGCCATATTTACCAGCATTTGTGTATATATTGCGTCTAAATTCGCCATAAGCCTCTCTTTTGTGTAGATTTCCACTGAGTAATTTACAACATTTATGTGATATGAATCAATTGTTAAATAAAAAAGGGTAACACACCTTAAGTGGCTACTTATACTTAGAACCTGTTATATATTATAAGCAACTAATAGTCGCTACGTTATGTAGCGTATATATAGCAGATTATTTAGTAGCTACTTATATATATATACTACGTAGTAAAATAACCCATTTACCCCATATTTGCAAGAAAAATTTTAAAAAAAATTCAGGAATCACCTTTTTCTTTACGTGAAAACACCCATACCCCTATGTTTGCAGCTCCTAAATAGAATAAAAAATAACTACCACCTGATATGTAGTAATATAAGTTTAAAACACCAATAGATAGGTTAAACCAACGTGCAAATTGAAACAAATCACCTTTATTTATCAAGCCTCTCATAGGTAAATATACGACGAGTAAATGGATTTTAACGTGATAGAAAGCAAATTTCAAAAAATTATTCTAGAATGGGTGAACATGATATACACGCCTCCCCACCCGTCCAAATTCTTTGGCGTGGGGCTCACTTTTCGTTGAAAATTCAACAGGAAGATTGAGCATAGATAGCACGCAGGTGCTGCCACTCTGGCGCGTGCTATCACCATCCACGAAGAATTTGTTAGTGTGGCTCGGAGCCTGCCCCTTCTAGCCGTGACCGGCAAGTCATAAAACTGCAAGCAATTTGATGACATTTTATTAACAACATAGGAGACCTATATTATGAAGAAAATCCTTGCATTCCTTAAAACAATTGGCACGCCAATTATTGTTAAGTCCGGCAAGGGACTGTTTCTGATAAATCCGAAGCCATTCGATGATAAAGAGCTACAAGCTCTTTGCTCTTCGGTAGGCATAGGATGTATCCACACCACGCCAAGGCATGGCGACGAAACACTCTATGTCGGCTACGTGACACCACGTACCGATGAAGATATGCTATCTGCTTTGCAGAGAGCTAAATCTTAATCGCCACTTAGGCGCACTAATACTCCGTCCGCACACTGTGTGTGGGCGGGTATTATCCTTTTTTACTACACATAACGTACAACAGCCGGTTATCATAGCGTTAACCAGAAAGAAGAATCCATTGAAAAACAAAGCATTTAATATTACTAAATCCAAAGGTATGTATTTTATCATTGACCGCGCATCAGGTTGCATACCAATCATCGTAAAAGCATCATCACCTAAACGTGCAATGAAGAAATTAGCCAAAAGAGTCAACTCTTATGGTTTAAATGTGTAGTGTTGGCATTATACTGCCAATTATCCTTCCTCCTAGTTTACAAAGTATATAATTCTTGACTTGTGAGTTTATATAGCTCTAAACGGATTATTTCACCCTAGTATGATACTAAAGGGTCAAGTCAATGGATAACGCTAAACGATAAAAGGATACTCTGGTGTGGGCAACAGAGTCTAAATATATTGTCCACATAATTTTGATTTAATTTTGAGAACTTAATATAATTCGCGTGTTAAGTATGGTTATCCTACTAAGACAACTAGCGCACTTATGTAATTCCTCGTGTGTTTAGGTTCTCATATTTTTTAATAAGATGTAACAATAAGGAGAAAAACAATGAGTCGCTGTCCATACTCTTATAAATGGCAATTAGTAGACTGGGTCGTAGAACATAAAGGTTTTAGACGCTCTACAGCCAATAACATGACCAAAAGGCAATTATATGCTATTTGGTATAAATCATAGAAAGCGAGGTTTTATGAACGTATGAATCACTTAAAATCGTTTTGGATTGAAGAAGGCATCATCCATATACTACGTCATTTATGGCGTGGTGTATGGACTGCAATTGGATTT